TATAAAATATCTTACGAACTTCTGGGTCACCCATAAAGTAATACGGAGTTTGGTACACACTAAAGATTTCAGAGCCAGCAAATGAATCACCTTCTTCTTGCTTATGCACCTTACCCGTACTGTCTCCATGTAATACAAACTCAAACTGACCTATGTAACCACTAGCTACTGATGTTGCTTCAACACCTACAAGCTGACTATATTCAAACGTAGACTGTGCAGTTGGGCCTTTACGTATAGCTGCCAGTAGTGACAAAGAAGTGTTAGCTTCAAAGAACAACCTAAACTGTGACTTTCTTCGTATTACAAGAGCTTTAAGTTTAGTTACGTCCTCGTTAGCTGTGTAGTTCTCAAATGTCTTTTGTATTTCACGAGAAACAGTTTCAAGTTCAACGTCACCAATACGTGATGTACCTGAAATAGGACGAATACCATCTGGCCCTAAGAAGATAATGTCACCACCAAACTCTACCACAGTATCAGGTGCAACACAACCCAAGTCATTCGTTACGTTTTCTACTGTAAAGTTAGAATAGTTATCACCTATAATGCGTTTAATCTGGTTCTGACCAAATACATAAAGTTGGTTACGAAAAGATTTTAACTGAGTTACAGTAAAGCCTATGTTGATTACACCTGCACCGTTTGCTGGATCAAAGTCTGTATCTGCATTAGGAGCAGAAAAATAGATGTTAAAGGGTTCTGTAGGATCGCCAGCTAACCAAAGGTGATTTGCAAAGGCACTAGCAAACTTAGGATCTGTTGGTGCATTTGCATGGGTAATCTGCGTATATGTTGTACCGTTATACTTAGCTGCAGGATTAACACCATCAGTTAGTAGTAAGATTTCTTCTGTCCAATTATAACGTTCAAACCTTACTACGTCAACCCCTGTCATTGTAGGGCTACCTGCTGTAGTAACTGCAGTCCAACCTATTACAGTAGGAGTACTTGATACTGTACCTGTTGCACTAGATGTACCACCTGTAAGTACGTTACCTGTAGCAAATACATTGTCTGGTAATCTTCCAAAGTTTACTACAATAGCATCTGCAGTTTTAGATATTACTGTACCTGATGCTGTAACCCCAGCCCCTGTAACAGTTTCACCAACAGTAAAACCTGAACCTTCTCCTGTACCTAATGGTACATCATAGTAGTGATTATACCAATGCAGATAGTTGCTACCAGAAGAAGGTGCTCTACACCCAAGTACACCCTGATTAATATCACCGTTGACAGAAAGTCCTAATACTTTACCTGTACCAGGAAGTGTACCATAAGAGTTTTCAAAACCACTTATGCGTCTATACCCACCCTCAAGTGAAGGTTCCATGTTTACAAGACGTACCGCACTACCTGAGAAGTTGTTTGACTGTGTAAGTGGATCAACGTTAGTTACAAGTCCACCAGCCATAACAGACACATATGTTTGTAATGCGTCAGACATTGTTAGAATCCATCAGATACTGCACCTGGTCCAACCGTAGCGGTGTTAAGTTGCATGTTACTCACAGGGCGTTGGATTACAGTAGACCTTACGTTTACAGGGTGATCTATTATAAGTCTACGCATCATAGCAATACCATCTGTAAACTTTTTCTCGTGCATAGCTGCACTCTGCTCGTTAGACCTAAACATCATCATGTACATCATAGCACCATCTATAATAACGTGTTTGAAACGATCTGGTACTAATGCAGTATCACTACTAGCAGTTAAGTCAGCAGGGTACTTCCAATATCTATACTCAATAACGTATGCTGCATTTGGGATAGGAGTTACGCCAAACTTCTCTTCTTGCGTCATGTACACGTAGTCAGGGTCACTTCTTGCACCCTCGCCACCCAAGTCTTCTAAAGATTTAAATGTAGATATGTATTGATCAAATGTAATAAGAGAAAGTTTTTTAGGTGTGTTATTCTCAGAGGATAACTGCCTAATATAAAATGTATCCCAATCTGCTTTGGAATAATCTGCAGGGAAGTCATACGTTCCTGTTCCTGCCGTAAGTGTTTGTGTTGTTGTAGTCAACGTAAAGGGCCACTCTTGTGCGTCCTGAAGCATCTGTCTTATAGACGAGTTGATAGCATCTTTGGCAAGAGCTTGCACGTTCTTAACTGAAGTAAATTCAGACTCTGTGATCTGAACTTCATTAAGTCTACGTAACAGTTCGTTTGTCAGGTTGATGAAAGTAGCCATAAGAATCTCTATTAGATAAGTGTAAGGGCCACCCGAAAGCAGCCCCTACATTATTTAGTTATGCAAGCGTATCACGATCTACTTCTTGAGCAGACAGATCACCTACATCTGTGCAATCCATAAGAACTGCCCATACACGCATTTTACCTGTTGACAACGTACCTGTCAATGTAGCAATAGTTACATCAATGTTGTCGTCAGCTACAGCCATTACTGGCTGATATGCGGCTGGGTTTTGCGACAGTACACCTGCTGCAGATGTGCCATCAAAGCCATCTGCAAATACGTCAGCATCAACACCTGTACCAAGGTCAAGAGTCAAAGCTGAAGCAGATGTAATTGCTGTGTCAACTTCAATACCAGCATTAAGGATCATAGTTCCTTTTGGTACTGCAATTGCAGGAATAACATCGGCTGCTGCCAATGCGCTTCCTTTGTCTGACAAAGCAGTTGCTAAGTTCAATACGGTTTGTACCATATAAGGGTTGCGTCCTCGCTGCGAAACGCCACGAGCGGAAGCAAGAGTATTATCACCAAGTGCCATATCTCATTCCTCCCCTTATAGACCAGACGTATAGATTGCATTAACAAGAGCTTCAGGGCGCAAGATTTTGCGACCGTAGAGGTGCATACCACGAACGATGTCAGCAAAGCTGTCAGGGTCACGATATGTTTCTGTCTTGTTAATTTGCTCAGCAGTAGCTGCTGCAGATGAATGTCCAGCAAGCAACACACCGTAGTGCGTAGAACCTGAAGATGTGGTTGAGGTTGGACCGTCACCTACTTCAGGAAGGTTGTTAGACATGTAGACTTTAAAGCCGTGAATGTTGTTGAAGATCAACCCATTCTGCAACCCTGATCCACCGAAGTCTGCGTTCAGAAGACGTGAATCTTCGTCTTTCAGAAGTTCAGCAAACACTGGGTCAATTACGAGCCAACGATCATTCGTAGAAACATTCTGTTGGTCCAGCTTACGTGACATACGTGCAATAACTTGCATTGGTGTCGCATTAGCTGCAGTGGTGTTCAACGTGTCTGCACCTGTACGAGGCTTGACAACGATAGAGTTACCACCAGTACCAGCATTAAAGTCAGAAGCGTCTAGCTTCATGCTTGAAAGCAGTTCATCAGAACCAGCAGTCGTTACAGCTTTAGAACCATTTACGGTTGTGTTGGCTGTATTAGCTCTGCCGTGAATAGCTGTTTGCTTGAAGCCAGACATATAACCAAGAACATCTTGGTCAAACTGATCAGCCAAACGATAAGCTGCACGGTCAGATGCGATACTTTGGAAGTTCACATGTGAGTGAGCTTCTTCAATATCGTCAACCTTGAAGGCAAAGTAGTTTGCTTTATCAACGGTCAAAGAAAAATCTTCATCGTCAAGGTCTTGTGGTGTGATAGTCGTGCCACGGGCATACGACTTCACGGTGATTTCAGGTTCTTTGATAATTTTCACGGAATCACCCATGTTAGCAATCTCTCCGAAATAATCAGAGTTTGTGATTGCTTCTACAATAGAGGACTTGCGGAAGGCAAGCTGTACCTGTTTACTGTAGATTACTGGACTAAAATTACCGTTGGGTAAATTACCATAACCTGACGCTGTTGCGAAAGCCATGATATAATCCTCCATAGATAGTTAGGCTTATTTACATTTATAAGCTGTAACATCAGATAAGAGGCTGATCGTTCTAGGGTGCGACTTCAAAAAAGCTTGGCCTAGCTTAGAGTCTGTCGGGCCTATAATAGAACAGGTAAGTCTTAACGTATTTGTCTTCGCTTAGTCGAAAGCATAGGCATAGTAGCTGAAACGTCTAACAGGGTATACCTATGCTTTATTAACATACACAGTTATAACATAGAGTTTGTGTAATGTCAATACCTTATTTACCTCGCACCACCAGAAACATCATAGACAAACTTACCACTACGGATAGCTTCCATGATTTCATCTGAACGTTGCTCGTATTCTGAGGCACTCATACGTTGAACATCTGATTCACGTAGTTGCCCAGATACACCCTCACCGTCTGGTTTTGAGGTACGTTTTGTTTTAACAGCAGATGCTGCATCTCTAGTACTCTTTCGTTGACCCTTAGTGTCCATACCCTTGTCAACCTTATATAGGTCAATCACACGGATCACTGATTGTGGATCGTCTTGGTTTTCATATAGTGCGTCTTGTACCCACTTGGGTTGTTCACCAGCCCAATCGTGGAAGTCATCACTTGCACGTAGATCATCGAAGTCGCTGTGCATAGCACGGATCTCATTCTCAGCTTTTGTGCGCTGGGCTTTCTCGTTGATCTTGTCAATCTCTTTTAAACGCTCATCTGCATAGCTAAACTTTTCTTGCGCTTTCTTTTCAGCGATAGTTTCAACTATGCCAGCAATCTCAGGATACTTAGCTGCCCAAGCTTCAATGCTTTCGTCTGAAGTAGGAGCACGTACCTTACCTGTCTTTTGTACTGTTTCAAGCTGAGCTTTAAGTTGTTTTAGTTCTTCAGCTTGCTTGTTTAAGTGATTACGTAGATCACTGTAGCGTTTCTTGTAGGTACGTTCTTCACCTGATAGATCTTCTTCCTCAGGTTCTTTTGCAGGTTTAGCTTCTTGCTCTTCTGCTTTATCTTCAATCTCTTCAGTTCTAGCTTTCATTAAAGCTTGTAGTTCTTCTTCCTCTCGTTTAATCTTTTCTTCTAGAGGTGTAGGTTTCTTTGGGTTTACGAAACCTGCTGTCTTTGGGGTTTCTACTTCTGCTAGTTCAGGCATACTGTATCCTTTCTTATATGGGGCCAGCCGTAGCTGGGTAGCCTTATTGTTAAACAGTTTTTAGTTTTCTACCTTTCAGTTTGTAGATAGCTCTTGAAATGGGTACGCCTATAGCTAACATAAGCTTACCTACATAATCTGGTTTGTAGTTTTCTGGTTCCATAATGTGTGCAATATGATTTGCCCAGCGCCGTGTGAAAGGAACACACCAGTACTTTAAATATAGTTTAGCTAGGAATGATTCTCTTTCTATCCAAGCTACCATAGGCTTAGCCCATGTGTGATAGCCTTCCATTAACTCAGGGTCTTCTATTGCTAAACGATCACCAAACGCTTCGTCTAGACGCCATATGTCTTCGTCTAAGTAGCCGTAGCGGTGGATTAAATCACAGAGTACTTTATCGTTACTAGATTGACCGCCATCTTGACCGCCATCTTCCTTTTTACCAAAGTAAGAATTATCTTTTACAGCATCTTCGGGGTCTACTCCTGCTGCAATCTGTTCAGCCCGTTTTTTCTGTAGGCCTTGGCTGTGTATTTCTTGAGAGGCTAAATACTGATCTCTAGAACTACCCTCTCCACCTAAAGCCTGATCTCTGTCGTACTGAGTTTGAAATACAGATGTCTCTGGATCAAACGCAAGGGCAGACTTAGGTGCTTCTTTTTCAACTTCTTGTTTTACAGTCTCGCTTGCTGGTCCTAATCTTTCAATCCTATTACTTTTACCTAAAAGATCTTCGTAACCTTCTACGGCAATACCAAACGGATCATCAAAAGGATCAAGTACGGCAAGTGGATTATCAGGATCGTAAGTAGTTAATGCAGATTCATATAAATCTTTAACTGTATCTTGATATGCTTTACTAGAGCCTACTCCTAAAATAGACTTTGCGCTTTCTAAAATACTTTTACTCTCTTTAGACTTTTCATCTAGTGCATTGTTTATACCTAGTGCTATATATGTAGACTCAGCAGCTAAACCCGCAGCTTCTATCTTACGAGTTTCCTCGTCTGATAGTTTCTGTCCTGTTTCTCTATTTATTAAAGAACCATCTGTGGCTCGTATGACGGTAGGCGCTTCTTCGGTGTTAGAATAAAAACCTGCAGCTACAATATCTGAAGTTGCTCCTTTTAATATTTCTAGTGCTTTTTTTTCTTTTTGTTTTTTAGCTATATTAGCAAGAGCAATACCTGCGCCTGGAGCTATTACGTTTCCTATAGTGCTTAGGAATATCTTTTCTGTAGTGGATATGTCTAAAGGATTTTGACCTTTTCTTATTTTACTTTGATAATCTCCTAACTGCTCTCTAAAATCATTATCAGTCCATTCTTCTACTGGTGTATTTTCCCAGTTTTTTTGTTCTTTAAGTTGGGGCGCTGGACCTTTAGCCTCTGCAGTTTCTACTGCCGCCTGTTCTTGTTCTTCTGCAGGTGTTTCACCCATCTCACGAAAACCAGCAGGTATCCTACTTAAAGGTCTACCATTAAAGAAGAATATAATTATCTTTTGACCTGTTTCATCGTTTATAAATGTTTTACTTTGGTAGCCCATAAACATAGCGCCTGTACCACCGTACTGACCATAGCCACCACCTACAGGTTCAGGTACTACTAGATCTCCTTCAGCGTAACCCTTAACACGTCCACCATATGCAAAACCTTCTGGTTCTACTTCTTCAGTCTCATCATCTTCAATATCAAGTTCATCATCTCTGAAAGGTAGCTCTTCACCTTCCTTAATACGTTCAAAACCTTCTGCTGCAGCTTTTTGTAGTTCATCAAAGAACCCCTCTCCAAAGTATCTTACCGTTTGTGCATTTATTACATACTCACCCGGACTAACCCTAATCTCTACATCATCACGAACCTCTTCAGGTTTAGCACCTATAGGAGCAGTGTTACCACTCACAGGGTCTACCTGCTCGTTCATAATGAGTTCCATTTCTAGTTGTGCTTTATCGCTCACTTTACCACCCTCTGCAAAGCTCATACCTACATCAAGTATCTTTATTGTTTCGCCATCCCAAGATGTTTTAAATCTATTTAAGTCTACGCCTCTTGGCATTGCATCTTTTAGTAGGTTATCAAAAACGTTAGACCAATCCATAGAGACATCTAGCTTTGCATCTCTTTCTTTTATTTCTAAAGGACCAATGTTTATCTTAGGTTCTGGAACAGCTAAACCAGATTTAGATTTTTTTCTTCGCTGTGTTGTTTCACTTAATGAACTGTCACCTGAAAAAGTAACATCTCCGCTATTTACATCCCAATTAGCTACTGTCTCATCTGTATCTGCATCTACAATAGATATAGTAGGTGATTCACTTGTGTCTTTACTTTCAGGCCTAGCTCTTGGTCTAGTGGGTGGTGGATCATCTCTTCCAGCAGCAGCCTGTGATTCTGCGTAAGCTTTTGCTGAATCGTAAGCTTCACGGGCTTCACGCCCACCTAAACCATAATCTCTTTCAGGCATTCATCTCATCCCGTAAATAAGTTAATCTGCGTAGTGCAGCAATCTCACCTTGAGCACGATACATACCTTCCATAGTTGTCTCTTGCTCTAACCTACGTTGCGCTACTGCAATCTTATTATTGATTACCTCTAGAAAGCTATCCCATAGAGGCTTATCGTTTACTAGCTTCTTTATTGTCATGTACCAGTAAACCCTTGCTCACCTGGAGTAGGTACTGTACCTGTACCTATGTTACCACCCCCAGCGCCTGTAGTGTCAGCTACGCCAACTCCTGCTTGCTCTGGTGCTGCTCCTGGTGAAGGTGGTGGAGGTGGACCTTGTACTGCACCTGCTGGGGGTTCAGGTGGTGTAGTAAACTTCTTGAGGATCTCAGCTTGGATAGCTGCGTCACCCAAAGAGTTAGTCACCTTATCAGGATCAAGGTCCATGCTCTTAGCAATCTCACGTATGATGTAGTCACTCTTAACAAACGGCATAAGTGCTGGGTTAGAGGCTACACCCATGAACTGCATCAAACGTTGTGAACGTACTTCGTTAGCCATCAAGCTTTCTGTACCTGATGCCTTAACTTCTAGATCACCTTTTATTTCTTTATCGAAGTCAAACTGCATATTAAACGCAAAGAACGCTTTACCAAGAGGACCAATAAGATAGTCATCTACGTTCTTTACAACATTTCGTATAGAGCCGTTAGCTGCAGACATAAGCATACTAATCCCAGAAGCAGTCCTTCCCACTCCTGAAACACCTGTCTGCCCGTGTGCAAACGATGGAAAACCTGTACTCTCATCAGCCAAAACCCTCGCTTTATCAAATAGTTGCATATTTTCGTTGGCTACATTAGGGAACTTAGTACCGAAGATACCTTGCCCCGGAGCACCGCCTTGACGTCTAAATATCTTTCCTGGGTACACAGATAAGTCTTGCCCCGGTACTAGGTTAGTCTCATCCACTTCAATAATAAGATTACCTGACAGTGCAGCGTTATCAATAGCCATACGCATGAAACCATTCATCAGGGTCTGCGTATCGTCCATGTTTTCTGCAATGCCTACACCAAAAAAACTATACGGGTTAAGCTCATAAGGCACAGCATAATAAGGAATACGTGTAGGCTTGAATGGGTTCAACACTAAACGTAGAACTTCGTTGTTACAAATCCAAACGTTTACGTTTACTTGTTCTGCGTTTTTAAGTTCACGAGGAATACGTACACCGTTTTCTTCTAAGACATCCGTATCAACGTAACCCCAAAACTCTAGGACTTCATAACGTTCAGGAGAGCCTGACTGTTGATCGTCATCCTCCATGTCGTGTTCCCAATACTTCTTATCGTAGGACTCACCTGTCTGGATAGCTTTATCAATAGATTCTTTCCTGAAGAAAGGACGTGACTTTAAGCCACGCATCTGAGAGCGTGTCATACGGTGGCGCTCAATGACGTACTCTGCCTCATCCATATTGTACGCATCAGGGTCAGGATAAAAGTTCCACACTGACACATGACTTGTGGATGGTACAGTCTTGATCGTAGGATCGTAGTCACCATCTTCATTCCAGTTAGGGTACTCTTTGTCAATAGCAAACGGACCCTTCATAATGCCTGTGCCAAACAATGCCATCTCAAAAGAAGTATGGCGAAGCTGTTTATTAGCTCCGCTTTCTTCTAACTGGTCATGTATTTTCTTTTCCATCTTCTTAGCTGCTATCATAGCAGGATGGAAAGTAACTGTATCTTGTGTAGTACCTGGACCTTCAATAACTTTATCACTTACAGCTTCAAGTTTCTTCTGTAGTGGACCCATACGTTTCATGCGGTCATACATTGTCTCGCCAGGTTTCAACTTCTCATCAGGGTCAAACAAGAACTTAACTTTAGGTTCTTCTTCAAAAGCCCCACGTAAAGGGTCCATAGCTTGTTCTGTCTGTGGGTTCATGCTGATATGCATAGACTCAGCTACACCCTCAGGTAAAGTTGTAGGATTTACTGTAAGTGGAAACCGTGAGCTACCAAAGAGTACATCTACGATTTGACCGTAAGCCGCCAACGTCTTAGTCTTAGTAACCTTGACAAAAACCCTAGATTTCTCAGTCTCAGTAAACTGTACATCACTTCCATATATACCCCTGTAGTTACGGTAAGCACGAAGCCACCTGTTTTCATCTGCGTATCTTGCATCTTCTGCACGATTGAAGCGTGACTCTACGTAAGACACTACGCTAGGCACATCCAAGTCATCCCCGTCTTGAATAACAGCTACATCATCTGTTTCAAACAGTTCGCCTTGTTCGTTTACAATATCTTCTTCTGCCATTTAACTAATATCCAAAGGTTGAGTCTGCAGCTTGAAAACCTGCATTATGTGTTCTAGGATTAAAATCCCATAAAGAACTTCTAGGTCTTGTCATTATACCGTATCTAATAGCATCGTACAAGTGATCTTCAGCATTGGTATCTACATCTTCTGGATTTCTTTTATCCAAAGGTATACCAGGTATCTGTGCTACGCAGTTCGTGCAAGTCGAAAAGAACACTAGCCTTGGCTCCTCAGTGTACTCATCAACTTGCAAGCGGCGGTGAAGCTCGTTTTTACCTGCCACCCTTGAGCCTCTTGAACGATCTGAAGGCCTCCACCTACATCCCTTTGCGTTCATTTGCTCTGCCAAGGAAGGGCCAGTGTCACCTCTCTTGTGCCACAGGGAGCTATCCAACACGCCGTACCTTATGCTACCATCATCCGCTTCAGCGTCAAGTACCATGTCAGCTAAGTCAGTAGCTGTAACCTTAGAGCAATACAACTCTCTATAAACTACAAGCTGTTCTGTTGGTGTAACTGCAAACCAAACAACGCCTGTAAAGCTACCGTAGCCGTAGTCGCAAGCTCTGAACTTAGTCCAACTCTTAGGTATCTGGTAAGGTTCTACTACGTGTATCTGTCTGTTAAACTCAGGGAACGCTGCTCCCTCATTTACATCCCAATTACCTTCTAGTAGTTGCTTACGTTGATGCTCTGGTAGTGACAAAAGCATAGCTTCGTAGTCACCACTTTCAGCTAAGTACGGATTATCGAAGAGGCTGGCGGGTATAAACCTTCGCTTGAACAGGGGTTGACCAGCTTTACTATGACCTGTTGGGAAGCGTAATACCTCACCAGACTCTATGTTCGTTGCCCAGAAAGCCGTGTTAGGTGGCGCTGGGTCAATGAACATCTTCTTAACCCAAGAATGTCCTATCCCACCTGGGTTTGTAGTAGCTCTCATGTACAAACCTAAGTCTTTGTTTGCACTACGTAGACGTGATCTCATATAGTCCCACGCAAAACTGGAAGACCACTGAGTGAGTTCGTCAAATGCTACGTAGTTAAACGCCTGACCTTGGTAGCGCATAACGTCTGTATCTCTGTCCAAGTACGACATCCAGAGTGTGCCGCCTCTTGGTGTAGTCCATTGCGACTTACGCTCAGACCACTTTATTCCCGGTATAGCTTTAGGGTATAACTCTTGGCTTTTCTGTATGAGTTCCCTAAGTTCTTCTGTTGTGTGTCGAACAAGTAGACCACTGAAGTCTGGATTGTTCATGTTACGTAAGGGGTCAGCTAGTGTAGCGTATGACTTACCACCACCTGCTGCTCCACCATATAAAACTTCACGTTCACTTGAAGCTAGGTACTGTGTCTGTGGACCAGGGTTAGGCCTAAAGACAATGTTCTGTACTTCTTCAACGTCATACTCAGGAGGCTTGACTGTGGCTGGCTTTGCAGCTTTCGTCGGTGTCGTCGTCTTCGTCGTAGGTGTAGGTTCCTGTGTAGTTTTTTTCGAGCGCTTCGATCTGTTGTAGCGTCTTCTGGAGCCTTCTGGCGTACTCACGTTTAATTGAAGTAAGGTGCTTTCTTTTTCTTTCGACATCTATACGTTTTCTCAAGCCATCGTGAGTTATCTCTCTGCCTGACTGTGTAGTCAACCAAGCTGCAACTTGGCGTAGACTATATTGCTTCAGGTGTTTCTTAGCTAACTCTAAAAGCTCTAACTCCTTTGGTATGGGGTTTAACCACTCGTCATCTTCAGGGTCTATCTCGTAACCAAACGGAACGTATCTACTTATTCTTGGGATGCGTAACCATACCTTTACCTTGTACGGTAATTTAGGTAACATCCAGTATTCGTTCTGAAGAGGTCTTTCTTTACGAATCCTCAGCATCATCAGCGTTCTTAGGTGGCAGTATGAACAAACCACCCGTTGATTCTACTGCTACCCTCTCCGTTTTAACTACACCTGCACGATCAAGTATCTGACCTGCAGCTAACATCTTTTCTTTAACACCTAGCTGGGTAGGATCGTCCAAAGCACTGGCATATGCAATTGCAGCCTTAGGACCAATCCTTGACATGTACGACTTAGTTGCCTCGAATATTTCATCCTTTAAAGCCTCCACTATTGTAGTAGTTGGTGAGTTATCACTATACCCAGCTAAACGTTTAGCGACAACTACATCACCACCAGCCTCTTCAAAGAGCACTGCCATGAAAGCCTGTTGTTTCTCTGTAAGTTGTCTTTTACTCATTTTACTTTCCGTTTCGTCATGTCCGTCTTGCAGGAGTGTAATACAAACGTGCAGATAGTGTAACATCAAAAGAAGCAGAACCACTATGTTTAAATACTAATACTTTATCACCTTCATGTAAAAACAAAGGACCACTTGCAATGTAATGTTCGTGAGAGTTTCCAGCTATAGATTCGTTTCCTACAAGAAACTGAAAAGTGCTGTCATCTGCATGAAATATTTGTATTGCTATGTTAGCAGTAGATGAACCTTCATTAGCTACCATAAGTAAAACTATTTCAGCTTCATGGCTGGCAGGACACGTAAATAAAGTATTAGCATTATTAGGACTACCAGAGGTACTAGCAGATGTAGCTGTTACGTCTAAAAAAGTTGATTCAGTCCTAAAGTTAATACCAGCCATGTTTGTTACTTTTTGCCTTGCGTTCCAGGAACAGATGCACCACAGTTAGCGTAAGTTTTACCACCCTTAGCGTAACCTTTCTTCTTCATCATACCACCCTTATTCATACCCATACCAGAAGTCATACCTCTAGCTGACATCATACCTTGGGGAGCACGGTTAGCTGATGGAGCGTAACGACTTTGCTCAGCTTCCATAGGTGTTGTAGGCCCACCCATAGCGTAACCTTTTTTCATCTTCATCTTTGTTCCTTTTTTCTTAGCTGCAGCTTTAGCCATAGCTATTCCCTTAGGTGTATAAGGGTACTCCTTTTTACCTACCATAGGCATGTAATATTCCTCCTTACGCTACCACAAAGTCTACTATCTGTCCCTGTGGTATTTTGTTTTGGTTATGGGGGTGGTACGCATAAATACTTTCGTACCTAAATGCATCTGCTTTTCTATCTACAGACTTATGTGTTTCTTCTATTATTCTTTTCTTTTCAGTAGGCGCTGGGTTGACTTTATCGAAAGGCATGAAAGGTAAAGGCAAGTAGCCTAACAATCCTAAGTCCACATTCATTATGCAGATGTTCCTGTTGTAACTTTAAAACAATAAGGTACAGCGTACAAGTTTCTAGAAGCTAGATCTTTCTGTACTGCAGATACTTCCTCGTTACACGCAGACTCTTCATAGAATACTTTTTGTGTGTTTGCGTAAACGATACACGAAACTGCTGCAGGGTTAGCACAAACAAGTATCATAGCAAGCCACATAGTTACCTCACCTTCCTGAAGGCTTTGGTCTTCTTTGCAATGCTCTTAGGTTGAGCCACAAACTGCTTACCTGCCTTAGTGCCTTGTCGTTTAGCTCTGGTTGTAGCGGCATACTCACTACTGCTAAGAGACTTAATAGCCGCAGCAGGTAGATACCGCTCACCAGTTTTAGCACTAGGCTTGCCACTCTTAGTACGCCACTTCTGTTTAGTCCACGCCTTTAGAGACTTCTGAGATTTAGCAAGCGGCATCTAAATAACCTTTAACGTCTTCTAGCTCTACGTAAAGCACCAGCTAGACCCCCACTTCTTTTACGTCTACGCATTGCTGCTGCACGAGAACCTGTAATAGCAGGGGCTTGTTGAGTAGGAGCTTTAACTGCGTTTTTACTACTAGTACCTGTGTTAGGAGGTGTTTTTTTAATAGGAGATAGTGTCTCTTTAACTCTTTTTGGTACACGTCCTCCATATGGACCACTTCTTGTTGGACTTGGCTTTTCTGTAATTCTTGGACCTCCACGTACAGGTCGTGATGGTAATGGTGTTGGTCCACGAGAGCCTCTTTGCCCTCTACGTGGGGTTCTCATTGCTGGTGTTCTCATTACTTATATCCTCCTCCTTTGGATTTATATTGTTTAGCTAACATCTGAGCTTTACGGGCTGACCACTGTCCGGGCTTACCACCCTTACCACCAGCTTTAATAGAGTTAAATAAACCCTTACGCATGGTAGGCTTAGTGTAGTTACCTGCTTGATTTACTTTACTCTTAGGTTTATTCATGTCGTTAAACTACCAGTTTCATTTTAAAGTCGAGTATTTGTGCCTTCTTTTGAAGGTATCTCTTTTTCTTTAACTTTTGTATTGGACGTTTGCGCTTGGGCAGCTTCTTACGCCGCACAACCGCTACATTACTCAACTATATCAAGACCCCTTTACCCACTTCTTGCTGGGCGACTTAGTTTTACTTGGT